TTTTAAAAAAATGTAATTTAATTTATGAATTTAAAGACAAAATAAAATAAAATGTTTTTGTTTATTGTTGCGGACATTGTATTCCTGGATTTTCTTGTTCATTTTCATCTTCATCTTCATCTTGATAATAGTTATTTTGATTATGTTGATTATGTTGATTATAATTGTTTTGTTTCATAACTTCTAAATTAACTGGAATTATAATATCATTCGTAGTTGGATTATACTTTTTAGAATTTATTTTTGGTAATAGTTTATTAAGATATTTCTTTCTTTCTTCATTTAAATTTTCTGGAAAAATAATATTAAAATTAATTATTAAATCTCCTTTAGTAGATTTCTTTTCTTTTATAGGCATACCTTCGCCTTTAACAATCATTGGTTCATTAGGTTTAATAATTTTATCATAATCAATATTTAATATTCTATTTGCCAGATGAACTATACTAAATGATGTTCCGCACAAAGCTTCTACCAAACTAATATTTTTGTTTAAAATAAGATTTTCACCTTCTCTTTTTAATAAACATTGAGTATTAATCGTTTTTTTCTCTCTAACTACTAAAATAAAATTACCGGATTCTTGATATGGTGGCATCCAATTAGCATCACCCCGTAAAATAATTTTATCTCCTTCTCTGGACCCAGGTTCTATATAAAATTCAACAATTTTTGTATATGTTTCTATTTTTATAGCATTACATTTTTTACATTTCATATCTTCTTTAATAGTTTTTCCTGTTTTATTACAAATTTCACAAGGAGATACAATTTGTTGAGCAAATGGACCCATTTTTCTAAGAGTTACTTTCATACCTTTACCAGCACAACTAACACACGCTTGAAAACCTTCATTTGTTGGGGTTCCTTCACCATTACAACCACTGCATCTAATTTCTTTTGTTAATTTAAATTTGTGTTCTTGTCCTTTGTAAAGAACATCAAGAGATACTTTTAATTCTCTATATTGGTCTGGACTTTGTTTAGATTGTTGTTCTTCATTATTTCCAAAGAAATGATTAAATATTCCTTGACCCCCTCCAAATGCTCCAGATGCTCTTTTAAACAAATCAAATGGATCAAAATCTTGTTGAATTCCATTTAAACCTTCCTCCCCGTATTGGTCGTAATTTCTCCGAGTATCTTTATCAGATAATACTTGATATGCTTTAGCGATTTCTTTAAATTTATCTTCCGCTTCTTCTTTATTATCTGGATTCTTATCTGGATGCCATTTAAATGCTAACTTACGATATGATTTTTTAAGTTCATCTTCACTACAATTTTTATCAACCCCCAATATATCATAATATGATTCACCCATTATCTCCTATAATTTATATTCTATAATTTATATTCTATGATTTATATTCTATAATTTATTAATATTAATATTTATTGTTTATGTTGATTATATAACGAAATTATTTTAAAAATATATTATATTTTTGTATTAACAGACAAACCTTTATCTTGTAAATAACTTGAATATTGATTTCTAACTTTTGTATCACCAACAAACATATAATCCGGAGAAGCAAAATTTGTCTTTGTCTTTGTATTTGTCTTTGTATTTTTTGCTTTTATTTTATCTTTTTGATATTGACAACAATTATTATCTTCGCCATTTTTAATATTTTTACAATTATGACATAACGGTTTAGTCATTTTATAATAATTTTTAAAACCAATCCTTTCTATTCCAATTGGCATTTCACATTTACCACTTGGTAAGCATTTACCAAAAGAATTTGGATAATTAGCATTAGATTTATAAAATGGGCAATCTTTGTTTTCTTGGCAAGGAGCATCCCATACGCCAACACCATTAACTTCTGAATGATAAGACTTACATTTTAATTCATCTCCGTATAGTGGTAATTCACCTCCTTCTCCTTTTGGATGAAAACATTTTGCATCTTGGTCTATTGCACTATAAACACCTTTTTCTTTTCTTTCTAATAATAACTCTTCTATCATTTCTGTTTCAGGAACTATCTTTTGTGTTGATTGAGACTTAAAATCCATTGCGAAATGTGTCATATTGCTAATATTTGTTCCAAGTTTTTCTTCAAGTTTTTCTTCAACTTTTTTTTTATTATCTAAAATACGTTCTGTTGGCATACCAGTAAGATGAAATGAAGATATTAATATTACCTTGTCGTTAATGTCATTGGAATTGGAATTAACTACCAAAGCATCAACTTGGAAAGTAAATTGTCTTGGTTTATGGTCTCTTCCAATTCTAATATCCAATATGTATCTACTAATAATAGATGGTTGGGATTGATAGAATTCTTTGAAATTATAATAATTTATAATTTGATAATTTCGTAAAGTGAAAGGTTCAAATTTATGATATGGAGATAACATATCTAATTTACTTTTTTTAGATTTTTCATTATTAGATTTTTCATTATTAGATTTTTGATGAACAAGAACTTCTTTATTAATACTTGCTGATATACTTGCTAAAACATATTTTATATTTAATTGATGTAATTCTTTTTCATCTTCTAAATTGTTTGATAATTTATAACTTTTTATCTTTGGTTTATCATCTGAGTCTATTGTTTTTTTATCTGTTATTATAGGTTTTAAGTTTCTTAATATATTTTTAGTATTATCGGAAATATTATTATTATTTTTTTTAAGAATACGATTAACAATATAATTCATTTGGTAATAATCTAATTCATAATATTTAGATAATACTACATTTGGATTAAAAGAAGAACTTCTTAAAATGCTTGTATCCATTTTATTTGATAAAGCAAATTCATCATTTGAAGGATTTGGGATAGGTCTATATCTTGCTTCTATTTTATCAGTAAAATTTTCATTATTTATTTGAATTAATTTTCTATTATTTTCTTTTGGAACATAATCATATAATTCAATGATAATCCATAATAATATTATAGCAGGTATTGCTATTTTTAATATTGTTAATAGTATTTTATCAGAAGAATTATTATTATTATTATTCATTATTTTATTGTTCATTATTTATTTCCTTTTAATTAATATTTTTAAAGATTTTAATATATAATAATTGTTATAATATCATTACTAACTTTAATTAGATTATTATTTTACTTATTTACTCTTTTTATGTAATATCAATATAATAGGTATATAATAATATTATTTATTAAATAAGAAGAAAAATGAAACACTTATCAAAAAAATCAAAAAACAAGACAACTTTAAAAAGACCTTATAAAATTAATGTGTATGCTAAAAATATGAGATATATGTCTAATAATGAGAGTAATCCTAAAAATAATAATGGAAACCCTATAGATATAAATAAAGATAAATACAAAATATTACTTTCAAAATTAGCAGAGACACTTGATGAAAATCAATGGATTAAATATAGTAAAGATAAATATAAACCTATACAACATATTGATAAAAATAAAATAAATAGTCAAAATTATACTGGGTCCAAACCAATTGGTAGTTATTATTCAAAAGGTAGTTGGTTATTTCACGAAGATAATTGTTGTGATTTAGATATGGAGATTATTTTAATTGAAGTAGATTATAAAACTATTTCTCGAATAACTGGTAAAGAACCTTATAAATCACCAATGACAGATAAAGTATATAAAAATAATGTTTTGGAATTTATGAATAAATACGGTGTTAATTTTGGAAAAGATAAATGTTCGTCGTTTGTTGATTGTTGGGATTATGATACAGAAACAGAATGTAATCAAAATAATTCTATGTGTCAATGGGATAATAATAAATATAATAAATATACTAAAAAAAAAGGTGAATGTATTAAAAATAAAATAGATGATTGTAGTAAAATTAAAACTGAAAAAAAATGTAAAAATAATAAAACTTCTAAATGTTATTTTAATAATAAATATAAATTAATTAATTGGGGTAAATTATATAAAAACTACGATGGTTTTGCTATTTATCCTTATCCAGAAATTAAAATAATGACAAGTAAAAAAACAAGAGAAGATTATCAAATATTTATGAGTTATGATGTTGAAACCTTAGTGTTATGGGACCATACACCGGTTATTAAATATCATAATTTAGGAACGATTAGAGATATTATTGAAGAAGCATCTAATATTACAAAAAAAAATAAGAATAATTATCAAAAATTAATTGGAAAATTTATTAAAAATTTAATTAATAAAATTAATAAAATTAATAATATCAGTCAATAAATATAACCATTTTCGGGACTTTAATATATGTTAGGGAAACTTTATAATTTAAAATAATAAAATTGATTTATTAATTAATCTTTATTTAAATTTATAACAAAAATATAATATAAAGATTAATTAATAATTATAAATAGAAATTATAAATAGAAATTATAAATAGATTAAATAATACAAAATTTGAAGAATAAAATAAGAATAAAACAAAAATAAGAATAAATTCTATTTAAAACCAATAAAAATGATTATACCAGTCCGTTGTTTTACTTGTGGGAAGATGTTAGCAGATAAATATTATGCTTATCAAGAAAAAATGCGTGGGAAAAAACTTGCTGTTAAACAAGATGTTGATACACCATCTATTATTGATACTAATTCAGATGATATAAAAAAAACTCCTGAAGGGGAAGCTTTAGATGAAATTGGTATTATTAAAGTTTGTTGTAGAAAAATATTATTATCACATATTGATTTAATTGATGAAATTTAATTGATGAAATTTAATTGATGAAATTTAATTGATAATATTCTTATGAATATGCTAATCCAGTCATTCCATTTTTAATTTTTATTAAATTATAATTAACAGCGTATATTCTTATTTGACCTGCTGGAACATTAGTTTCCATTTCTAATAATAATTGATTATTATCAATTTTGCTAAAATTACAACTACCAGATGGTTGATGTTTTTCTGGAGTAAGTGAAAAACTATATGTATATATAAAACTATCTGAATTAACGGATGTATGTCTTTGAAATGGAACAACTAACCGAAAATAATCAGCAAATCTTCTTTGAAATCTTTCTAATCCATTAATTTTATAAGTAATATAGTCTAATGGGGCGGTTTTCTGTTGTATTTGAGTATCATCATCTAAAATTTTACTGTAATTAGACCAATCGTTTGTGTCTCTTATAGAATTTGCTTGGTATAACCATAATAATTCTTTAACTGGATGATTAAAATTAAAATGGACGATTGCGTCAGTTATATTACCAGCAACATTATTGCCTTCTTCTATTTGGACTTGTTCTATTAAATATTGATAAGATTCTTGTGTAGCGGTTTTAATTCTTTCGTGTCTATCTAAATAGATATAATCACAATATAATGTTGCATTTGTAATAGTTTTGGTATCTGGAGTAATTGACATAGAAGTTCCAGAATACCAACATTCCGAAAAAGGACGGAAATCAACATTAACTCTTATTTCACTATACTGCATAGCAATAATTGGTAATGCGTTATGAATCTCTTTACAAAACCAGAATGGAATAGGAACAATTAATTTTAATGCTCCTGTCTGACTATTTCTGGTATAACTTGAAAATTTTCCTACCATTTTATAATATGCACTCCGTTTTCCACCGTCTGTTGTTAATTCATTATATATATCTAAATATTCTCCTCTCATAGAACATATTTCTATTCCTCCAATTAAGAAGTCTATTTTTTTTATTATATTTGTTCCAATTGAATTTACCCAACTAACATTCTCCATTAGAGCAGGTAAATGTATTTCTAAAAATATTTGATGAAGTAAATCTCCTTTTTTTTCAATAATACATGTCACCTTCTGTCCGAAATCAGCATTTTCTTTAAAGTGTTGTGGTATTGATTCTATTGCGAAATTGGTATGACGACGATGAACACTTTTAAAATAACTAAATTGTGGATTATTTATTAAATGAACATCTTGTTCTCCAACTGCTAATAATTCTAATAATGCTCCTCCCATTTTAATTTATTATTATCAATTTATTATTATCAATTTATTATTATCAATTTATTATTATCAGTTCCTATTATTATCAGTTTTAATATCAAATCTCTATTTTTGATATATTTGTATTATCATAAGTTTATTATTTATTAGAAATATCTATATGATAAATATATAAAATACAAAATATAAAATACAAAATATTATTATAAATAATAATGCCAACTGATAAAAGGAAAAAACATAACGAAAGACAATTAAAGAAAAATGTAAATCAAAGGACTATGGAAGAAAGACAAAATGAGGTTGGTGATATTATGTCAAAATTAAATGAAGCACCGATTCCAAAAGATTTGCCGGGTATTATTAAATTTATTAAAATCACTGAAGATTTTATTAAAACTGGTAAAACTTATTGTGGTAGAATACCATTAGAAGAATGGAGTTATGAAATTGATTATCAATTTATTAATAATAAAAAATATAATATTGGAGCAATGTTAAAAGTTAATCCTGATATCTGATATTTAACCACAATACATTGAATAGTTTGTTGTCAATGTTTTAACTAATGTTTTTTGGTCTTTTGATAAATTACTAAATACTTCTTTCTTGATTTGACAACTTAAATAACTGGATACTGAAACATAAATTACAATCGCGGTAGATACAAAATATAAAACAATATTTCGTATATCTCCTTTACAAAACTCTACCCCATCTTCTGTTGTATTACACTCACCAAAAATAAATTTGGGTCTAATATATAAAGCAATTGCCGATACAATTAAATATATTGTAATTGATATATGTAATGGATATCTATTATAATCTGATAAATTGCTAAACATAGTTTTAAATTATTTATTTTTAATTAGAAATGATTAAGTATTTAATCGTTATTTATATATTCTTAAGTTATATTTTTAAATTTAAAAATTCACTAAATTAATTCTTAAAAATAAAATGACTTAAAATTGATTTAGTATAATATTTATAGATGACAAAAAAAAGTTTATTTATAACCAATTCTCATGGCGACTTTATTAGAAAATGAAGCAAGTAATAATCAAGAAAATAATGAGTTTGATGATTTTTTAAATAATGTTATTACTAAAAACAGAAAAAAAAAATATATTAT